GACATCACGCTTCTCCGCCGCAGGACCATACCAGACTTCATACGGGCCAACATCCTTCGTCACCACCGCCCCCATGCCAATCACCGCCCCGTTGCCAATGGTGACCCCCGGCAAGACGGTGACTCCCGCGCCAAGCCGCGCCCGATCCTCGACCACGGTCTTGGCCCATTCGTCCCGGCCGCTGGGGGGCCACTTATCATTGGCAAACACCACATGCGGGCCGATAAAGCAGTCGGCCCCAATCGTCACCCCTTCCGGGAGAAAACAGCACGCGCCAATGCGGGTACGATCCCCGACCACCACCTCCGGGCCAATCTCGGTAAACATGCCCACACTCACATCAGTGCCGATCTGTGCCGTGGGGTAGATATTCACCGGATGCCACGCGGTAAACTTTTCGGTGGTTTCCTGAAACCGCAGGATTTCTGCGAGCAAGGGCGAGCGGTGGGCCTGATACAACAGCCGGGTGCCGGGGATGACACAATGCCCGCCAATGACCCGTCCCGGCGGGGAGAGAATGGGCCGTCGTTTGGCCGGGGCCACATGGGCATTGTAATTCTCATCCCAGGCGATCACGTCGTTATAGTCCACCCCATACTGGTCGCACAAGTCCTGCTGGTACTGGGCAAAGGCAATACTCATGCCGTATTTGGCCAGACACATGAGTTTTAAAAGCTCCGTTTCGTCCGAGGTCGGGGCACAGCGGCAGAAGAAGTTGGCGCCCGCCAGATGGCTTTGCGCCTCTGCGGCCAACGGCCCACCAATCCACTTGGTAAACCGCTGCAACGAATCCGCCATGTTGGTATGATCGCCCAGTACCGGCGAATGCACCGCGTCCACCAGTTGCCGCGTCGTCCCCACCGGGACGGTGCTATGGACAATGGTCAGGGTCGGCTGCACCTGCGCCTGATAGGCCCGCGCCTGCGAAAGAAATTGCGTTGACCACGGCAGGCAGAGATGGAGCACCGCCGCCCCCTCCGATGGTTGCCAGTCATGGGAACCCCGCAGGTCGTACCCCGCGGCATCGGGATAGCCCGTGCGCAGCTGGGTAAGCAGCGGCAGCCCTATTTCACCAAGACCAATGACGGCGCCGGCGCGTCGCATCGTGTCTCCAGCATGGTGCGAATCTGTTGAAGATTCTTGAGACTAAACCGTGCCTGCACCGCGGCGCGATAGTCAGCCGACCGGTAGTCGTCGGTGGTCATCATGCGCACCGCTTCATCCACGTGAGAAAACACGGCGTCCCCAAACTGCTCCCGTGCCCCTGGCCAGCCATGCACCACGGGCTTGATTCCACAGGCCATCGCCTCGATGACATTATTGGGACACCCCTCCGAGAGTGAGGTCGACAAGAGATAGTCCTTGTCCGCGAGCCACGCCGGCATGTCTGCATGCGGCACCTGCTGATAGAACGTGCAGCGCACCCGCATCACTTCCGCCAACTCGGCCAGATACTCCATCACCTCCACGGACTGAATCGCTCCGGCCACATGCAGATGGTAGTCGTGGGGCAGCCGCGCCATGATTTGCAGCGCCAACGGCAGATTCTTGACCGGCTTGATAAAGCAGACCATGGCGACCTGCGTGCCATGCCGATGGGGTTGCAACGGCCACGCCTCCAGATCCACCGCGTTATACACCGTGCTCACCGGGCAGCGGCCCTGCACCACCGCGGTCGCCTTCGCGGCAAAAAAGTCATTCACGCAGATCAGATGATCCACCTTGCCCCAGTCGATCTCCGACATCCACGACGTATATGCTTCATAGCGGCGCTGCACTACCAGCCAGGGGGCCCGCTTGTGGGCGTGGTTGATAAAGTCCCGTGCCGTCTGATCCGCCCACATAAACAGGATCGGGGTGCCATCATCCTGCGGCTGCTGCGAGACCTGCACCTGCCAGCCCCGAAACGCGCGGTGGTACGCGGGCACCCAGCTATTCGCCCACGGCGTAATCAGTTGCAGTCTCATCGGGCCAGCACCACAAACTGATACCGTGTGGGCGGGTCATAGGCCGCCACGTCGTATTGCTCTGCGGTCCGAATCCGCGTCCGAGTCTCCCGCGCCAGTGCGGCCAGATCCTGTTCATCAAACCCATGATCGAACGCCTCCTGATGATGGCTTGCCGACAACGGGATGTTGAGCAGAATCAGCCCCTGCGGAGCAAGGACGCGGTGCATCTCGCGATAACCCTCGAGGCGATCCTCGGGCCGGACATGCTCCAAACTGTCAAACGCCCAGAGCATATCGTAAGCCCCCTCCGCCCCCGGCAGATGCCGCACATCGGTCTGGGTCATGGGCAGATGCCACCGCTGCCGGACATAGTCACAAAACACGCGAGAGACATCGGTGCCCATATACGTCAAATGCCCATTGACCACGAGGGTGACCGCCATCGCCACCGTGGCTTGGCCCGCGCCGATTTCCAGCACGCGAGCCTGCGCCGGATGTTGGGCGAGCACATAGGACGCGAGGTGCTGGCGTTTCCAGATATTATCAGCCGTCCCTCGCGCCCGCGCGTGCGTATCCCAATACGCCAGTTCCTCCGGCCGCACGTCAGGCGGCGCCGCAGACACGGGCATACAACCCCTCCAACGTATGGATATGCGCTTCCATCGACAGCCGCCGACGGATGGTCAGTAACGTGCGTCGGCACCGTTCGTGCTCCTGCCACCGATCGCGCAGCTCTTCCAAGGATTTGACCCCGATGCCAATGCCTTCGGCTTCCACATACGCCGCACACGCCGGCGCATTGAGTGCCACCACGGGCACACATGCCGCGATATATTCAAACAGCTTATTCGGCAGGGCGACGTCCCATTCCGGGGTCGCCGTGAGATTGCCCACCAAGCCCCAATCATGGCGGGAGAGCCATTTCGGGAGCCGTTCAAAGGCTTTGCTTTGATGGACAAACGCCACCGGCTCATACAGGTCCCGATACGGCTGGTCATACCGGGTGGAGTACAAATGCACCTGAATGCCCAGCTGATGCGCCCGTTCGGCACAGGCCAGATAGTCGCAATACCGAAAGCCGTGGCTGCCCCCGTATTGCTTCAATTCCGACGGCAAATCAATCCGGCCTTCATACACGAGCCCCCCGAGCCATTCTTCGGTATTGTACCGATACCACCGTTCGCACATGTACGACGGCAGCACCAAGGACGGCTGGGTCAGGGCAAACTCATGGGTCACGAGCTCGGCAAACTGCGCCCCGGGAAACACCAGGGCATCGGCCAGCTGGAAATTATTGCGTTCTTCGGTACTGATCCGAAACACGTCCTGGCCCTGGTCGCGTAACAGGGCTTCTTCATCACTGGTCATGCGCGCGGCAAACGAGTCATGCACATCCAGGATCACGGGCGTATCACACACTTCCTTCACGAGCTGCACAAACCAGGACGGCTCATTATGGGCATGAAAGACATCGATCTGCGGCGCGAGGACTTGCACCATCCGGCGCATATTCTTCACGGTAAAGCACGACGTAAACGTATCATAGTATTCCACGCCGGCGGGCTGGCGAAACGCCACCAGATGCACCTCATGCCCGCGGGCCAGCAAGGGCAGCGCCATTTTCTGCACCCGCACACACGCATGGTGCGCGAGCATGGCAATCTTCATCCCACCTCCAAGGTCGGGGGGCCGTGAGGCCCCCCTTCCAGGTTACGGGGTTTTGGTATCCAGCCCGTAGTAATCCACGTCATACGCCGGGATATAGTCGACAAAGAACGCAACCGAGCCCGTCGTCGTGGCGGCAATCGCCGTCCCCTTGTCCGTCAACGGGGTCGCGGTTCTAATGGCCAGATACTCGCCGGCTTTGACCTGTGAAATGGTCATCACCGCCTTGGAGGCCACCGCCGCCGGCGCAATTGCCGTGGATGTGCTTTTGAGATTGACCGTACAGGCCACCGACGCACTCGCCCCACGCGTGAGAAACTTCGCGAGGTGCTTGTCGCTGGAGGCATTGGTCAACGTCGCCAAGACCCGCGCCCCACACTTCAAGATCTTGATGGGGCCATCGGGATACCACTTGGCCAAATGCGAGACGGCCGTGGCGCCATTCGTCGCCGGCATGGTGTACGCCGACGTGCCACGACCCCCTTCATTGGGGAGATCGCCTCCCCACTTGCGGGTCAGCCCAAACCACTTGCGCGGAGCGGGCCCGTATTTCGCGCCATCATATGGCATCGTGCAACCCTCCTTTCCGCCTGGTTAGGATGCTGAATCCCATTTGATAATCCGGCAATCCGCCGCTTCGCTCGTCCCGTAAATCAGCTGCCAATTGCCGATGAAATACCATGCGATGCCCTGGCTCCGGCCATAATCCGTCGGGATTTTGACCCGGATTTCCTCCGGCACCGCCACCGCTTCCGTCACCGTGGGGGAGCCGAACATATAGGCATCCAACGACAAGCCTTGCGACCACGATTTCGCGGTGGCCGTGCGCGCAGACGCATTGTAGGTAAACCGGGTGGCAAAGCCGTCTTCGATGATCCGGACGCCGTGAATCCGTCCCTGCTCACCGGAGACAATGCGCGAAAACCCGGTTTCGGTGTACTGATTGATTGTGGTCATCGCCCCTTGCAACGACTCGATGGCTTCATGCGAGCAGATCATCGCATAATCGCCGCCGGCCGAGGAAAACCCCGGGACGTTGCGCTTTTTGAGTTCCAGCGCCATTTTCCGGATGTGATGCTCATTGAGCACGCTCGTGTTGACAATCGTGGCCGTCCCGTTGGTGGTAATGACGGTCGAATTCGTGGCCGTCCCCACTGCCCGGAGCGCACACCCGTTGAATTGCCGTTCAATCAACCCTTCCATGACTTTCGCCATGTCATTGGCCAAGCCGGTCTCCACGATATCGCGGATATCAAACTCCGACAAGGCTTCAAGCTTGAACGTGAAGGGAATGCTGTTGCCATACTCCGCCACCGTGACGCTGCCTTGCGTGAGCGTCTGCTCGGTTTCGTGCATGGTATTGGTTTCGACCAACGTCCCGCCATACGTCCCGACATTCGACACTTTGGTGAAGTTCACCGTCTGGCCCTTATGCTTGCCAAACGCTTCCTTCACCCGGACGAATGAGCGAAACCGCATGATGGGCTGGGCCGTCACCCGGAGCATCCGACTCAACTGATCGTTGGTCAGATACCCCGAGTTGGTACTCCAGACCATTTCTCCGGCCATGGATTAGACTCCTTCTGTCCCCACGTTATCGCACCGTTGTCTTCGTGCGTTGCGCCAAATACTCCTCATACGAGAGGGGCCCGGGCGTGCCCGCCTTGGGGGGCGGACTTCCAGACCCCTGGGGAATCCCCGCCGCCTTCTTCGCCGCCACCTTCGTGGCATCCGCCTCGGCCTTCTGCACCGGGGACAGGAGCGTTTTCAGCGACGGGTACACCCGCTCGGTATAAATCTGCTTCCACGCATCGGGAGAGGCCCATTGCGCTTCCACCACCGCCATCACATCCTCATTCGCGGGGTCCTTGGCGAGTTCCGCCTTCAGTTCTTCCGCGACAAGAATGTGCCACGACGGCGGCGTGGGAATGCCCGCGGCGTTGAGTTCCTGCGCCGCGCGCGCGAGTTCCTGCTCCCGCTTGGTTTCCGCCGACCGAGTTTCTCCACGATCAATGCGAGAGGCCACCTCGGCCAATTGCTGCTCCAGTTGCCACCGCGCGTCCCGTTCCTTGCGCAAGGCGGCTTCCAGATCCTCAATCGGCTGGGCCGAGTCCTTTTCCCGCATCAACGCGAGATTGTCCTGCATGAGTTGTTGCTGCCGCGTTTCAAACTCCTTGAGCTTGTCGGCGGCGGCTTGGCGCTTGCGGCGTTCTTCGTGCAACGCCTCCAACGGCACCATTCTGGGGTAGTCTTTGGGTGATGAGGATTCAGCCGAGGGTTCCGGAGCGGGTTCACGCTCCGCAGGGGGCTGGGCAGGCGAGGGCGCCTCACCTGAATCGGGCACCGGCACAGTGACCGCGGCCGGTGAATCCGCTGGCGCAGGAGATGCGATGGGGTGCTCCGCCTCTGTCACCGCGGGCTCCTGACCCTGTGACTGGGCGTAACTTTCATAAAGCCGTTCTCGATCCGTCTGCAACGTGTCGGGTCCGTCCTGTCCTACCGCACTCGTCGCATTGTCCGCATCAACCCCGAGCGCAAGCGGTCGCGTCGGCGCCGTCGTCGGCGCCGACGGGTTAGGCGGCACGTGTTTCGGAGGTCGTCCGCGTCTGGCCATGATCCGTCCTTTCCGGAAGCAGCCCGCGGCTTTGCGCTTCGGCAAACACCACCTGGCCTTCCGTGGTAAATGATCGCAGCAGGTTGGGGAGGGCCTCCCCGTACAATTTCGCCATCTGCTGCAATTCGACAATTTGCGCCAGCTGATCGGGCGGCACGTTCGTAAGCGCCTGTTTGGCCCGGGCCGCGGTGCGTTGGAGCATTTCGTTTAACAGCTGCCATTGCGGGGAATGGGCAAATTCCCCCATCTTCACCGCAGTCTCCAGCCGGGTCAAGAGGTCCTGATCCTGCATCACGGCATAGTCGCTAGAGTCCACCCAGCCCTCCTGCCTGCAACTGGTTTTCTGCGCCCAGGTCCACCCCCGACGGCGTCATCTGGCCCGCCGACGCGGAGGCCTGCCCGGGCGCAACCGAGGGCGGCGGGATTTTGACGAGATAGTCCTCCACATTTTTAATGCCCATCTTCGGCATCAATTCCCGCATAAACGCTGCCGCATTAAAGATTTCCATCCCCTCGGGGGGAATCATCCCGGCCTGGGCGAAGCTCGCCACCTGCTGGTTACTCATCGCGCCGCGATCCATGAGCAGCATCAAGTTGCGGATTTCCACATCCCGGTTCACGGAGCCGGGGCCGACCTTGACGGTAATATCCGCGTCAAACCCCTCGACGGTCAAGAGCTCGGTCGCACCCGGCTGCTGCGTCTGCTGCCGCCACGTGGCATTGGCCACCCGGAAGATGGTCGCATCGGTTTCAAAGCGTTGAATCAGATACGCCAACGTACTGTACCAGTCCCGCATAAATGTCTCGCCCATAATGGCCAGATACAATTCCAGCTTCGCAGTGGATTGCGCCACGTTAATCTGCGCGACGGTCGCTTTCGAGGAGGTTTCCTGGCCCAGAATCGGCGCGGTCACCCCCGACATCTCTTCCATCATCGCTTCATCCGCACTCGCTTCGGCATAGGAGCTCTGGGTCACATCCCCCATCTCGCGTTCCTTCACCGCCGTGATATCATCCGCCAGCGTAATGCCGCCGGGCCGGCTATTCATCAAGCTTTGCACATCGACGCCGCCAAACCGGGACACGAGCGTCCCGCGGTTCAGATACAGCGCCACATTGTCTTTGCGGGCATTGAGCGTGGCATTGAGCGATTCCTGCGGGCCTTCCAGTGATTCCGGCAGCCCTTCGCCAATGAGCTGATGCGCTTGCACCAGACACAGCCCCAGCACCACCGGGTACTGCTCCCCATACGGCGAGTCCGCGGGCGGCTGGAGCCAGAGCTGCTCCCCATCCGTCACGCCCATCTTGATCACGCCCTGCTCTTTCCAAAAGCAGGTCAGCACGCGATAGGACGGGGCCACGTCCCTGTGACTGGCCGTCGTCCCGGCCAGGCCCGGCGCGGGATAGTCGCGCTCACCGTGCGACGACCGCGGAAACGGGCCGTGCCCCGCGCGCACGCTTTCCAGTGTCGAGGTGGGCCGCGCCATCGGCCGCACCAGGTCCAGATGCGCAAACCCAGCCTGTTCGAGTTCGTCCTTGGTCAGATAGGCTTCGAGCATCACATAGCGCATGCGGGATTTGGTGCCGGCGGCATAGTCCAGATACACCCGTTCCGGCGGATACGCCTGATACGTCGGCTCGTCCCGCACGATCCGCCCGTCGCGTTCTTCATACTCCCAGCGAAACAGGCCCACGCACATGCCGAGATAAATAATATCCTGAAACCCCCAGAGCCAGTGGAGAAACAGCTGCTGCGTGCGTCGCATGAGCTTCGTGCGATATTCCACCATGATCTGCAACAGCTGCGCCAACGGCCGCACATCCTCCGGGCCGACCCCGTCGAGGCGCACCACCTCCTCCGGCTCACGCAAAAACGCGGCATAGCAGGACGCGAGCAAGCGCCAGCCCTGGGCCCAGATTTTGCGAAAGAAGAGCTTGGAGCGGTTGCGCACACGCGACTGGCTCAGGTCCTGCTCACTCCACTGGCCTTGCACGAGCCGCAGATTCTTGGCCCATCGCTGTTCATACACCCGCCGATGCCGTTCCGACTCCGTGCGCCATTGCGCGAGTTGGTCCAGCAACCGCGCCGAGGCGTCCTCGCTGAGCCGGTCGGCAGGCGTGCGTGCACTCAGGTCCGGCATCAGTAGACCGCCACTGCCCCGGCCGGCGCCAGTTCCGGCACGTGTGTCATGGGCGCGCGCCAGACGAGCGGGTACTGGTACAGATACCGCAGGCAGGCATGATCGTCATGGGGGCCTTCGCGGATTTTATCCCGCAGGCCCTTCTGCTCTTCATGGGCAAAACTATCGCGCTCGAGCGTCTTCATCGACCGGAGCAAGGGCTGCAAGGCCGGGGTATCAAACACCACGAGCCCGGGCCGGCCGGTCTGCGGATTGATCTGCAAATCTTTTTTGATGGCATCCACGCCGGCGACAATCGAGCCTGTGTACTTTTCACTCTTATGCAACGGGCTCACGGGATGAGGCCCGCGGGTGAGTTCCTTGTAAATATTGCGGCACTGGCCCCGGAAATCGGTAAAGAGCTTATGATCGGAATCCGCGGATTTATCACACACACTCCACCACAGGCGATACCCGCGGCTGCGCTCGGCAATCTCGGCCTTGACCTCCTCCATCGACCCCGTCGACGCCATCGCATCAATCACATACTTTTGCCCCTCGCGATCCACCGCCACCCAGACGCAATGGGTGGGCTTGGCCATATGAGGGTCAATGCCCCGATACACGCACCAGTCGGCGGGAATGGCAAAGGGCGCCACCCGATGCACCGCGTCCTGCCAGAGGGCGCCATAGACGAGCCCGGAGAGGGATTCAAAGCTGCCCAGGAGCGCGACCTTCACCTCCCGGTAGTCCCCCAGGCCCCGGACAATCTCCTTCAAGACGTCGAGATTGACCGCGGGATTGGTGACGGCACACAGGCTGAAACTCGCCACATCAAACGTGCGCGCCTCCCCCTGCAACTCCCCGGTCTGGAACAGGTCCGCGCTCCAGGTCAAGCCCTTCGTCGGCGTCCAGCCCATCTGCACGTCCAGCCGGTCACTAGTGGCAAAACGTTTCAAATTCTCACGAAAGATGTCGAGATCGCATTCCTCATCAATCGTCAGGCGCGTGAGTTCCACCCCCTGCATCTTGTGCACTTCCATCTCATTGGTCAAAAACTCGATCGTGCCGTACACTGTCGCGCCCTTGGACAACGTGAGGCGGTTATGCTTGGCCGAAAACGCATCGGCCCAACAGCCATTGGCCAAATACTCCTTCGGACACCAGTGCTGATATTTGGGAATCACCGTGTTATACAGCTGCGTGGCATCCACCCCCAGCACCCGCACCGCTTTGCGCCCCGGTCGGAGCTTCTCCCGCGGATACCACCCGCGCATACTCCACGGCAACGCCCCCGTCACATGGATATAGTCCTCAAGAATATTCAACGTCGTCTTGGCCGACCGGTTGCCCCCCGACACGCACCGAATGGCCGCCGTCGACGCATGCACCTGCCGCTGCCCCAGTAACGTCTGCGGCACATCCTCCGGTTTCAGCACCTCCCGCAGGAAGGCCCACGCTGCCGGGCTGATCGTCCCGTCACTCGGGGTATACGCCCAAAACGGGTTCTGCTCCCGGGCATACGCCAGCACCTTCTCCAACTTCGCCGCCCGTGCCGCGTCCGTCACCGCGCCCCCTTCCGGCACCCACACGGCCCTAAATACGGCTCCACCGCCAGATCCGGCCCGTCTAAGCGTAGCTGCCGCATCAGCCCCTTCGGTAAATACCCCAACGGCCGATACACCACCCCCAAATCCCCACACCGCCGGCACGCCCCCCGCTCCTGCTGTGCCACCGCCCACATCCGCGCCTCCTCATGCGACATCGCGCTCCATCCCCCGCCCACACACCGGGCACTCCCCATGCTCCCGCCCCTCAAACTTCTCCCGCACCCCCACCACCCCACACCCCCGGCATTGCCGTAGCACCGGAGCCACTTTCTCCTGTGTTGTCATGGACTTACGCATGCCCCTTTCCTCTCTGGCGC